CAAAAGGAATAAATGACCTCAATGACTTACTCAACAAGCAATACAACACTATCCGTAGTATTAAAGAAAACGTCCGTGACTTCTTTAGTGAAGTTGAATGGGAAGACGGTGAGCAAACAGTCAGTAAGTCTGACGTCAATGAGTTACTCGAACGCATGGGCTCACACAAACTTACAAGCAAATACCGTGGCACATTTACTATCACAGGTACATTTGGAATAGAAGCAGAAGATGAGAACGAAGCAGAATCTATGTTCTCAGATAATGTTGATGTTAATTTCTATGAAGGCGACATTGATGTTGACCAAATAGAAGTAATGGATGTAGAAGAAGATAACTAATGGCAGAGTATGTACCTTATAAACCATACAAAGGTACGGCTGGATGGTCAGGCACTGATACATCTAAGGCTCGTGCTATAGATAACATTACATCAGGTCGGGAATTAAATCACCAGGTTACAGCGTTAGCATATTTAAAACTAGCAGCAAACAATGGGCTAACCTGGAAAGAGTTAGCCGAGAAAACAGGCTGGCATCACGGTACTACAAGTGGTGTGCTGTCAGTACTGCATCAGTCAGGTGCTATAGTGCGTGCACTTAAAGCACGCAACAGATGCAAGATATATGTGCATCAAGATTTTAAAGACAACCTGATACATGAGGTGTATAAGAAACGAGAAAAACTTTGTCCGCATTGCGGCAATGACATCAATGCATAGTCCGTCACACTATGCTATGATGAGTGGGTTAGGAGTGGTGGGGTTTTGGTTCTCTCCTTGTTCCCACCCTCCTGACCTATTTAACAAGGGAGAGTTATGTCAGAAGTAGAAGTATCAAGAGATAGATACGGCAGACCTATGGTTGTACCACCTAAGGGTGGTAAGGCTGTAGCCTATACACGTACCACTACAGTTGCAGGTTCATTAGATGATGGCACTGCACTAGTAGCGTGGAAGTTACGCATGGCAGCAGCAGGATTAACGCTGCGCCCTGACTTATTGTTAGCAGCATCAGCACATAGAGATAACAAGTTAGAGATGGATAAGTTAGTAGAAGATGCAATGACAGCAGCAGGTGCAACAGCACAGGCTAACATTGGTACTGCTATCCATACACTGACAGAAAAGTATGACCGAGGTGAAGACCTCGGAGTCATACCAGAAGAGTATGTTGCAGACATACAAGCATACGCAGATGCAACTAAGAAGTTTAAGAACGTGTTCATTGAACAGTTCTGCGTGCTAGATAAGTACAAGATTGCAGGTACACCTGACCGTGTAGTTGAATACAACGGCGAGTTGTACATCTCTGACTTAAAGACTGGTAGTATTTCCTACCCAAACAAAATTGCCATGCAGTTAGCAGTGTATGCACACGGCTTGCCGTATGACCCCGCCACGGCAACCCGTGGTTCTTGGGGTGGTGTTAATCAAGAGAAGGGAATCATTGTCCACCTACCAGCAGGTAGTGGTAAATGTGAACTGCATTTTGTTGATATCAAACAAGGTTGGAAAGGTATAGAGTTAGCAATGAAAGTTCGTACCTTCCGAGACACAAAGAAATCCCTAGTAACATCTATTCAAGGAGAATAAATGCCAAGCACCGAAGCACCAATTAGTATCACAGTTAAAACAACAGCAGGTTCTCTTGTTACTGTCCGCGCCGAAAGCGGCGAAGAACTAGACCAAGTAGTAGCACTATCACTAGCATCAGTATCATCTGCAGTTGCAGAACTAGAAGCAGCGGTACGCGGTGGCAACACAGCAGTACCACCTAACCCACAAGTAGCATCAATTGCTACAGCATTTGGTGGCACAGTTGTAGATTCATTTGATGCAGCACCAGCATTCGTTGCACCATCTATGGGTGCAGGTTCACGCAACTGTCCTCACGGTACAATGACACGCATCCATGGACTAACAGGTAAGTTTGGTCCATACAAGGGATACTTCTGCCCTGCTAAGCAAGGCGACCCAAGTAAGTGTACAACTCAGTACATTAAACAGAACCAAGCAGAGTGGAATAGTTTCCAAGCCGACCAAACAAAGGCATAAATGAAAACATTACGCCGTAGTATTGGCAAGCCTGACGTAGGTGGGGAGCCATTAGCCCCACCATTTCAGGCGTTCCAACGTGAAGGCATTATCTTTCGCCGTGCTGAGGTATCAGTAATTGCTGGTACTCCTGGTGCAGGTAAGTCATCTATTGCATTACATATCGCAGCAAGACTAAAACAACCAACCTTATACTTCTCTGCTGATACTAATGCACACACTATGGCTATGCGTTTACTTGCTATGAAAGCAAAGATAAGTCAAGCGCATGCAGAACATATGCTTAAGACAGAGCCAGCCAAAGCAGAAGAACTCTTGCGAGAGTTTGCTAATCTTTACTGGTCTTTTGAACCTAGCCCTACACTTAATGATTTAGATGCAGAAGTATCTGCATTTGAAACTATGTGGGGTAGAAGTCCTACGCTTATCGTAGTAGATAACCTTATGGACATTGCTGTTGATGGTGGCGAAGAGTTTGCTGCCATGCGACAGGTCATGAAAGAACTCAAGTATCTTGCAAGAGATACCAATGCATGTGTACTAGTGTTACACCATACTAAAGAAGGTGCTCAAGGTTTCCCATGTCAGCCACGCTCAGCGTTGCAAGGCATGGTTAGTCAGGTACCTGCTATGGTATTGACGGTAGGACAGATGATGCAAGGACCAGACGCATACCTATGTGTAGCCCCTGTTAAAAATCGTTACGGTAAAGCAGACTTTACTGGTAACACATACGTATCACTATCATTTGACCCAGCATCTATGTACTTAGAAGATGTAGTCAGAGACTACAGACAGGTTGAGATGACAGTATGAGTAACGCAGCCAAAGCCAAAGGCTCAGGGGCAGAACGAGATGTAGTTAAATACCTCAAGCAATGGTTCCCTTATGTAGACAGACGCTTGGCTGGTGCAACATTAGATAAAGGTGACATCTCTGGTATCCCTGGAGTTACTATAGAGATAAAAAACCATGCCAAAATGGACTTGGCAGGGTGGACAGAAGAGTTAATAGTCGAGATGACTAATGACAACGCATGGACAGGCGTGGTGTGGCACAAACGTAAGGGTAGGGGAAGCCCTGAAGATTGGTATTGCACCATGCCTGGCTATGTGTATGTTGATTTATTAAGGAGAGCAATTGGAAAGGGACAAGCCTGACATTGGTGAGTACCTCCACTACATAGGCGCCACCGTGCCTGCTATGGGCAGCGGTTGGCGCAAGATGAAGTGTCCGTTTCATATAGACAGTCATGCATCAGCAGCAGTAAACTTTGATAAGAACGCCTTTATCTGCCACGGTTGTGGAGTTAAAGGCGATACTTATTCCCTCATTATGTACAAAGAAGGTGGTGATTATCGTGAGGCTATCAAATTCGCAGCGTCAGTTCTTGCTTCAGGCAACGCAGAGATACGCAGCCAAGATAAATCTCGCAGAGGATTATCTGGCAAGCCGTCAACTCTCGGTAGAAGAGGCAAACATCTTTCATCTGGGGGTGGTAGACGAACCGCTTCCAGGTCATGAGCCTTACAAGGGTAGGCTTGCTATTCCATACATCACGCCATCAGGCGTAGTTGATATTAGATTTCGTGGTATGCACAATGAGGAACCTAAGTACATGGGACTAGTAGGTGCTAAGACAACTATGTTTAATACGCAAGCATGTTTTGTTGCAGATAAATACATATGCGTCACCGAAGGTGAGTTCGATTGCATCATGATGTCAGTTAAAACTACACACCCAACCATCGGTATACCTGGGGCTAACAACTGGAAGCCACACTATGCTAAGATACTTGATGACTTTGATACTGTAATTGTATTAGCAGATGGTGATGCAGCAGGGCTAGAGTTCGGCAAGAAAATCAGTAGAGAGTTAGGCAATGTTAACATCATCAGCATGCCAGACGGAGAAGATGTCAACAGCATGATGATTAAACAAGGAAGCGAGTGGCTAGATGAGCGAATCAGAGAGTGCGTTACCCCTGGATAATACATTTTGGGAACACATCGAGCATATAGATTTTGCTATTGCTATACCAGTATCTGAAAACAGAATGCTTGACATCATCAGCGCACTGCATGATGTATATGAAACCATATGTGAGGGTGAGTTAGAAGAAGCCAAGATGTGTGTTACCGCATTGGCTGCCATCTTAGTAGCCAGTAAGTATGACAAAGCAGAAGAAGTATGGGAAGAGTTCTCAGTTAGAGAAGCAATGTTCCACTTTGATAACAGCCTT